GTTGGAAAGTCTGTGGTTCTGGCAAGATCAATATCGCGTGTAATAACAACCGTGCTGCCACCTGACGCACCAGTTACAGTCAGAGCTATCGTTCCTGTTGACCCGCTGCCACCAGATGAAACCGTGTAATGTGTAGTTGCTGATTTCTGCGTGCCATCAACATAGACATTTAGATCTGCTATGTCGAAAAACTCAAATGGCACAGTGAAGCTGGTCTGTGTAGCCCCCGCATTCACAGTGTAGGATATTCTCGGATTGTTATCAGTTAAGCTAATAGTCATGTCACCCTCGTATCATGCATTAATGCAATGCTCTACGCACATTAATTGAGCAAATCCTCAGCCAAAGAAATCAAAGGAGTTGTTGGATGGTTGTACCCAAATTGGTCAGCAGCCTCATCCATGTCACCATCAAAGAAAGCCTTGCCACCACGCAGCCAAGAAATCACCATTCCGGGCGCGGCACCTAGTGGCTCACTCAAAGCATCAATCATGTCGGGATTGTATTTAGGACGGAGCATAGACTCATCTGCATCCATCAAACCAAGACCAACAGCCATGTGAGTTAACGTATATGCAACCTCTCCATACACACCAAGCGAACCAGATTGATCTATCGTGCGCTGGAAAATTTCTGTGTTATCTCTGGCATCAAACCACCAATCATCATTCTTCAAGCGCAGCACTGAGTAACCAAGGCCAAGCAATACAGCCAAGCCAATCATTCTGTGCTGCTTCATGGGGTCAAACATGCCAGCGGTAATGCGGTTGGTTGCACCCAGCATGAAGTTGAAAAACTGAAACGGGAAGGTAAGAGCCTGACTTTCAATCCGTGCCATTTTGATGCTGGCTGTTGAGGCACGCGGGTCAATCTCAAAACCAAGAGGCTTCATCCATGGGCGATAACGCGCATACATCACGCCATCCATTACCATTGGCTTGTCAAATGAAGTTGCGTGCAAGATTGTGTTGCCAATACCAGCATTCATGGCTGTGTTCCACTTAAGCAGCAGTTCACGTTCAGCTTTGGTTTTGGCAGGCCACTTATCTACATTTGCAAAGATATAACGATCACCTTTTTCATACTTATAGCCAGAGATGATTTTTGCATCTTGCTCAGTAAATCCCATGCGCAGCATGTATCGAACATCTGCTGTTTTGGCACTGCCATTTGACCATTTGATAAGCGTGTCCATGTAATAATGTGATCGATGTGTTCCATCGATACGCTTCATATAGTAAGTCAGCGCACCAAGGCCATTACCCAAAACGGGGATGTTGTAGTAAAGGCGTGTGATCGGGTTAAAAATACGTTCTTGCAGATTTGGTGTAATGCCTTCGATGTTATCAGCAATAAAGCGTTGCTGCGCCCCACCAAGGTCAAGCTCTAATGCCTCACCAGTCAATTTTACATTAGCCCTAGCTTTTTTAATCAGGCCACGATCAAGCTCAGTCATCATAGGTTCGAATAAAGGCTTTAAGCCGCGCTCAAGAATGATATTGCCAACGTCAGTAATTGATGCAACTGCTGCTGCATCAAGATAAGACATACCAGCTATCTCTTTCAGACCTTTGCCAAGCTGCGCATCCCACCTGTCAGGACTACGCACATACTCGCCCATGACACGCTCGTAATCAGACAAGAAGTCAGCACGCAAACGCGCAATCTTCTTCTCGTTGAATCCTTTTTCACGCATGCCGGATTCAAAGTCATCAAGCACATCATCAATGTGCCTGTTGCCAAAGTTTCTAACCCACTCCATGCGCCTGCCAACTCTCATCGAGTAGGAATGCAAGACACGCGTGTCCTTAATTATAAACTTTGCAATTTTATGTTCTGGGATGTCGATCATGCGATGACGCAAATGCTTTCCTTTTGGTGCGTTCATCGACTTGTCTAATATGGTGATCGGCTCACCTTCTTCCATGATAGCAGTAACAGCATCTTCTGCTATTTTGCGCGGGTTCTTGCGTACAGCAGGGTCTATGTTGACAAACTTGCCGAGTTCATCATCCCAAATCTTATCAATCGGATTAGCGCGTACATGCTCTTCAAAGATGTTAGTGAGTTCATTCTGCATTGACGGAGAACGCAGCAGTTTTTCTTTATCGTAATAGATTGGGAACACATATCTGTCGTTATACCGAGATGTGTAGAGGGCATCGACAAACTCAAGGTGATCCTTGCTATCTTTTAACAGTTTAAGTTGTTTGTCAGTCAGACCTTTTGCTTTTTCTGTGTCCTCTAGGCTCTTGATTAAGGCTTTGAGTCTAGTAGATTCCTTTTGCAGTCCTGCGCCATCGGCAAGCATGTCGAGATCACGCAGGTCTGCACGATAATCATCAAAGAAAGCATCCATCTCCCGCATAGCAGCGCGAAACTCTTTGCTAAAAGTGCTGTCATATTTGTTGAACTTGCCAGCCTGTTGTAAGAACCGCGCCTCAACAACAGTTTCAAACCACTGGTCAAATGTTTTTGCACCATTCCATCTGGCTACGATGTCATCAGTGTTAAAACCAAAGACCTTCATTGTCTGGCTGCGTTTTAACACATCTTGTGACCAGAGTTTTTGCAAGCGGTTAACAGCATTAATTGAACGAGCAATATGTGTCTTTGATCTACGGAAAGTAGATTGATGCTGTGTTTTACCAGATGCCACACCAGACATTTCGAACTGATCAACGCCTGCCATGAGATGATAAGCACGCTTCATCTCATCAGTGCCTTCGCTCATCACGCGTTTACCGGGAGTCGTAAGCAGCTTAAAGGCCTTGGACTGCGTAAAAGGAGTTTGAGCCAGCCCATACCCGCTTAAAACGCGGCTATAGGCCTCTTTGTTTACACGGTCTACATAAGCTGGCTGGCCTTCACCTTTTTGTCGGCTGTTTGTTTTACGAACAATCTCTTTGTATATAAGAAAGTCGCTATATTCTTGCGGTGTTTTAAAGTCTGCTTCACGAAACCCTGTTGCACCTTCTACCTCTGGCTTTACCCAAGGCCGTTGATCGAATGTTGCTGCTATTTTTGCTTCATCAACATCAATTGCTTTTGTTTTGGTGTTATAAGAGACGCCAGTTGTTTCTAGTTGTTTTTCTGCTTTGGTCTTGCGTACAGGTTGGGCTGATGGAGCAGCTTCTTTAACTGTAGTTCTGTTGATTTTTACGCCATCAAGCTGATCTGGAATCGTACCTTTTTTCTGGTAAATCTCATTACGCATGGCAATGCCTTTGCGCATGGAGTTTGCACCTGATCTGGCAACAGCAGGTATAGAACCAAGAATGGTGCTAACTGCTGTCATCGTGGCTAGATTCAACCCTGTTTCAGTAAAGGTATTCGTTCTGTCGAATGGCGCACGAATGCCCTCAGATACCAAGCCAGCAGCTAGACCACCTCTAGCAGAAGCAGCAGCAGCTTGCCGCACAGTCATGCCACCCTTAGCCATAAGGCCAAGCTGACCCCATACAGGAATAGCAAATGCAATGTTTAGAGGATCAAGCAGTGATGCAACCCATACACCGCCAGACCAGAAGCCAGCTTCTTCAAGCGTTTTCTTGTTTGCCAGACGATCATCAATGTCTGTCTTAATTGCAGCTAGATGTTCTGCATCACGCGCACGCGCTAACTCTTCAAGATAATCTTCATACCCAGCACGGTTCTCTTCTGAGAAAGGATCAAGACCTTCATCATAATCCCGCTCACCAAATTGCAACTGCTGCGATACACGATCTAGCAGAGGCATATATTGATATGAGAATGTAGCCCCAAATGCCTCACCAAAACTGACATCACGCATTGTGTCATCAACTGGGCCTTGATCGAGTGGTATGATGTATTGGCTTTGAATTGGTGCTGGCATTAAAGGATACCCGATTTCTCAAATCCACTTATGGCTTCATTCAAATCTTCTTCAGTGTCACGCTCCATGCCTGTCTTATCCAAATTGATAAGATCGGCACGCACACGCTGCGCCCGTTTTATCTTGGCATCTATTGCTTGCTGGAATGAATTGGTTGTAATGCCTGCATATCGATTGATTTGAGTCGTGGTTATGGTCATTGGCTGACCATCTTTGTTCATGATCATTTCGCCATCTTTAGTCATAACAGCGTAAGTGGCTTGCTGATTTGTTGACTGATTAGCTGGCATCAAAAAGAAATCTTCACCAAGCCTACCAGCATTTGGACTGCCGCTTGCCTTATCCACTTTACGTTCGATAAAGCGGCTCACAGGTGTCATCTGACCCTCTGTATAGAATTGCTCTAACGCAAATTCATGTCGTCCAGTTTGAATGCCGCCTGTTTGTGTGCGCACCATTGTCGTAGAGGATTCAGCATAGATCGCATTGTAAGCATTCTTAATATATTGATCAGCTTTCTTCTTATCGAATGTAGCGTATGCATTCATTGCAATATTCATCATCCGATTGGGAGCAGATGGTGGGTAGTCCTTACCGAACAGCTTTTCTTCTGCAATGCGGTTGCGAATAATTTGCTGTGGGTTGCCATTGGGTGAATTAAAGTTTGCAAGCACACTAGATCTTCTTACTGTCAGGTCGTCGTCATTGGCAAAGAATCTAGCGGCCTCTCCCATTTTTTCTGTGCCATAGGAATTGGCAAAGGTAGATACATTTGCCCAAAATGCATGAGCCTCATCAGTCAGGTTTTTAGAACGATTAATACTGCCTTCTGGCCCGATGCCTTTGGTTGTTAGGTTCCAAATTACAGTCAGACGTTCAAGCTCTTCTTGAGTTCTTGCCCCCCCTGTTGCAACAGCATTTAATTCAGTTGCTAAAGAAAATGGCATGATGCCGCCTTGCGTCAGTATCAACTGTGCTTGTGGGTTGTTTTGCAAAATCTGTAATGTTTCAGCAGATGCCCATTGCTTTGGATTAATGCCTACACTTGAGTACCAAGCATCAAGACGTTTTTCGTTTTTCTGCCCAACAACAGTCAGCCCTTGAGCAACATCATTTGCCACTCTGGCAATGGCAATACCCTCTGCCTGCGCTCGTTGACGCTCTGCATATCCATTAATTGACACGCGTAAATCGCCTGCCAATGCCTGCCTCACATCAGGGTCTTGTATCTGGTTTATAGTGTCTTGATCGAACCCGATATCAACAAGAGTTTGCTCACCATCCATAAGCTGCATTTTCTCATCAGCTTTATAGTCTTTCAGATCTCCTACATTGATAACAGTGCCAGAATGTAATGCTGCTGCCATTGCCTCAACAGCCTGAAAATTACCTTGGCTTAACAGATATTCAGACTCAGCTTGAATCAAAGTGCCGAAGTAGGCGCGATCAACTTCATTGCGAATAGCCCTAATGTTTTGATCAGTAAGGCCATCTTCTGTGCCTGTTTCATTTAGATCATTGATGATGGCATCACGCATTGCAGCAGCACCACCAATGTCACCACCTCGTATTAATGAAGCCACTGTATCCGCATTGTCCTGATACATAAGCTGCAAGTTCTCAAGAGCGATACGATCTTGCTGACGCGCTTCATCAAGCTGCATTGCATATTTGTGCTGTATCTGAATATCAGCAGCAGTGTTTTCCATCACTGCTTTACCTAGATGTGCAAAGTCCTCTGGCACGCCAGCAAGCAAACCATCCAAAGCAGCTTTTGATTTCAGATCGTACTCTGCTGCTGTTTTAGATTTGGTGCGAATATCATTCAGTGCATTCTTCACATCTTGGCTAAACGCAATGCCATAGTTGCGCTCAAGAATAGGACGCGCTGAATTACGCGCTACACGGCTAAGATCAGCCGTTACATCTTCAAAAATAAGTTCGCCTTGCTCATTTCTAATCGGTGCTTTGGTTGCTACTTGCCGACCAAGTTCCTGCTGCTCAGTTACAGACTCTTTGTAAAGCGAGTCATTCAAACGATTGGTTGCGCGTTGCAAAGCATTGATAACAAGATCAGAGCCAGTATTTGTGTTAACAGGCTGTATCTGCGCACTGAATGTTTGTGGGCCTTTTGATCTAATAATCCCAGCCATCCTATTACCCCTCTACATCTTTGAAACGAAGGTGATTGGAATAACCAGAACTCAGGCCATCTAATAAAATAGCTCTGGCTTTGTTCTTGCCTCTTACGCCTGCAATGCCTTGTGCAAATCTCAACTGCGATATTTGTTGCGCAACATTAGATGCGGAACGTGAAACATCAGTAGCAGCATCAGCGCGTAAGCGTTTGTTGATTGCATCGAGGCTTCTGTCACTCCTGCCTTGGAATGCAGACACAGCAGCATTTGTTGACAAAGCAACATCAAGGTCACGCATGCGTGCATTGTGAGTTTCAATGCCACGCAGTTTCAATTGCTTGGCCTCTTGATCTAGCTGCTGCTGCTGTAAACGCGCTTCACTTTTTGCAGAGCGCATTCCTTGAAGTGTAGCAAAGGCTTGTAAACCAATCAGATATGGATTCATCAGTAAGCCAACTCCATAATCATACCGTTGATCTGCAAGCCAAGCGGCACGCTTTGCGATACGGTTATTGAAGGATCACGATCAAAGCCCAGCACAAAGAACTCGCGCTTACCGCTAATGGCTGTTCTGGATGATGACATATCATCATTCACATTCCGCACAATCAGATCTGTGCCATCGACAGATACAGACAGTGTTTCCTGCAAGTCCAGGATTACAGAAGTAACGCGCCTGCGCTTGCCGCTTAGTGGGCCATTGGATATCTGACCATCAACAGGCAATGTCTTTAGCTGTGGGGTGAAGGCATAGCCGATGTAAGCTGAGGTCAGGGAGGAATCTACCGCAGTTACATCGACCTTACCGCTGGCGACTGTGAACTCACCAACATAGTCAGACCCGCTGACCACCTTCACCACGGCACCGTTTGCAAAGTTAGAACTTACGGTAAAGACACCCGTGGCATTAGAACCGTTGCTGTACTGATTGCAGTAATCCATTGGCATTGATGCTTGGAACTCTTCTAGGAAGAAAGCCTGTGAGCCTGACCCATTGTCACGCTGTACAATGCAGAACAGGCGATCACCAACAGCACAAATTGAATGGAACTTGCCGTTTGTATTCCACAACGCCCAGCCAGCTTTCTTGTCACCACGCATGGAATAGAACAAAGCAATGGTGCCATCATTATTTACATAGAATGCAAAGCTCTCTGGTTTATCCAATGCACCTTTGACAGTGCATTGCTGAAACGGATTGACCACCAGATGAGATGACAGGACAGAAATATCTGTTGAGACATACGCGCCTTCTGAATCACTAAAGATGTATTCTCTGGCTGCATTGCCACTGGCTTGGATGTAAACCGTTGCTCCATCAAACGGACGCGGTGTTACAAAGGAAGAGCCGAATGGTGTCTGTCTTTTTACCTGAGCAGTAGCAGGTGTTACAGGCGTGGTTGCAAAGGCTGGAACATAGAACTCAGCATCGCTAGTAAACACTTGCAGATCACGATTAGATACAAGATGGCGTATCTGGTTAAACGATCCGACTGCCGCCGAAATATCGATTGCATCATCGTCATTGCCATCACCTACATCGAAGTTGAAGAACCTGTTGCTCTTTGATGCCCAGATATGAGAGGGCTGCGCTTGAGAGCCAGCAAACCAAAGCCTGCCCTCATGGAAGGTAACAGCAGCAGGGTAGCCACGAACGGCAGAGTAGGCCTGTTCGGCAAACTCCGTTGTTGCTGCACCCGTGGCAATGCGCGGAGAACCACCACCTACAGCACTAGATGATGCGCTTGCTGCTGCTGTTATTTCGTAAGTATTTTCGTCAATGATTGCTGATATTGTACGAGAGCCGTTGATGTTCGACGCAGCGATCCCGCCAACGGCAGCAGCACGGTCAATAGTAATTGAACCACTTGGAGCGAGACCATGAAGGGCATGCGTGACAAGAACCTTGTCACTACCCTCAACTGTCTCAAGAGCATCGATTGCAAGCTGATGCCTGAGAGTGCCTTTGATAGTGCCTGTAGCTGTTGTGCCATTTGCGACAGCCGTGATTGTAACATCTGTCTCTCCAATCAAGAATGTTGTGCCAACATGACCTGATACGAAATGAGCAACGCTAGTTGTCAGCGTGACACCAGAGCCAGTCGTTCCACTAGCAGCAATGGTTACACCTGCTGCTTGAAATGAGTGATACGGTTGGAAGGTTGTGTTGCCATCTGTTGAGGTTTCAAATGCGAAATACTCAACTTGGAATGATGTCAGTCCTGTGCGCACCAGCTTCACAATCGGATACTTGGTGTGGGCAATGAACATAACATCACCCTGCTGTGCATAGGTTAGCTGCTCAACCTCAGACTGTGACCACGGAAGATTAACACCCGTTGTAGTCTGTGTAATTGTTTGCACCAGCGTAGGATCATAGTTACTGCTTGGATCAAGTTGATAGACAAGAATCTTTCCTGCTTCAAAAGAAACTATGTATTTCTCATCATCAGAAAAGATAAATGGTTCAAGCCTGATCTGCGGTCTTGTGGCTGAACCAGAGGGCGTCAGCGTGACTGTCTGCCATGCCTTTGTGCCTGTGCGTCTTACAAGCCCACCCTCTGATTTGATAAAAAAATTACGCACCCTTTCGGCTGCGTGAGCGTAGACATTGGCATCAGTCCTTGCACGCAGTGACGGACTAACCTCTCCGTAATCGAAGCTAGTCAAAGGAACCCTGATGCGTGCCATCAGCTTAACCTTTCAGTCTTAAACCTGTTTACTACCAGCCTGCGTGTAGTCTGCTGCTGCCCATCTAAGTTGCGTGCCTTAGCCATTAGGAACTCAGCCTTGTCATCCATCAGTTTGGTAAGCCCATCATCTCTTGCAATCGAAGATGCAAAGACGCTGGCTAACTGATACTCAACAGCTAAAGTAAAGTAGGAAGGCCAATCAATTTCATTAGCGCGGAATGTATAGTCAGCAATCACTACATCTGATGCAGATGTATTGGTAAAGATCTTGTCACCGTAAATGCTGTATTCGATGATGTTGTCATTGACCGTGACCGCGTGAAGCATAAGCAGATCGCTAGGCAACTGATATGCACGATCAAAGCGACCAGTTGGCGTATCGCTCAGAAGATTAAGTTGTGCTTGGTTGGTAGCAAAACGCCACCTTGTATTAACCAAAGCAGCCTGCGCCATATCCTCGTACATATTGTTGGCAATCAATGCCTCGGTACTTACGTCATCAAACGAAGTAATAGGGTTCGCGCCAATCAGGGTGAGGGCGCGTGCCGCAATGTCTATAGCTGAGTTTGCTACTGTTGATGCCATGTAGAGCTAGGGGAAGGTAGGTTTGTACCTTCCCCCATTCCTTTAGTCGCTGTCAGTCATTGTAATGGCAGTGCCATCAGCAATGTCTACAACGGACCCTGTGTTTGAAAGCACAACAGAGATACCCATGGTTGGAGCATCACTATCATATACAAAAACAACGTCACCAACATTCATCATGGTGGCTGCGTCATTGAAGTATCCTGATGCGCGTACTGCACTCAGAGCATCAGTGGAGTCATAGAACCAGAGGCTATGACCGCCACCACCTGTCATACGAGTTAGACCAGATGCAGAATAAGCCATTTAATCCTCCCCTTATGTGTTGTTGTCCAAGACTTCATAGACGCCGTTGTCGTTGATAACGACTGCGCCCATGCTCATCATGGATGTGGTTAGGTGAGATACCTTCTCAGGGATGTAGTTCACTTCTGTCGAAACATCAGCGTTTACACCAAGACCAACAGCATTGTTGTGGTAAGCCATATTCTTACCAGCGGTTACTGCTGAGGTTGAGAAGATCTGGAAACCCAGAAATGACTTCATTGTCATGCCACCAGCGTATGGAAGATTCTGGTCGCCAACATAGTCAGATGAAGCAAACTCGTTGATCAGGAAGAGATCAGCAAATCCTTTAGGGTTCATTGCGATATAACGCTGCCCATCTTCCGGCACATCGTTGACACCCATTGTTTCAAACAATGTGAGCAAGTCGGCCTTTTCGATAGCACCGCTGGTGTCATGAATCTGAGTGGAGTTAGCACCCGCATCCATTGCAGCATAGATGATCTCGTCAGTCTTACGACCAAGAGCAGCAGCAGCAGATGTTGCCACAGCTTGACGCTCATCGATGTTAGTCTTGAGTTCATCCAGCTTGTCGATGTACTCGGCTGCGTAGTGGTCGGTCATTGTGACCTCTACGGTTGTGTGCGCAAGCTCCATAGGTGTTACAGAACCATTGCGAGATTTAGTTGAAGCGGAACCAGTGCCGATCTTCTGGAAGCGTGCAACGCTTGCAGACACATTGTTATTACGGATGGTGTTCTTCAGTTTAGAACCCATACGCTGATAAGCCATGTGTACTTCGGACTCGAACTGCTTAATAAAGGCGGTATCAATGCTAGACGCCATTTTTAAGTCCTCGATTTAAAAGTTACAACGATCAGGGTTATCCGCTTCGCTCGTCACATGGTTATCCTTGCGGGCCATCAGTTAGATGCGGGCCTTTCATCTTCCTCAAATGACACGGTGATATGATCGACACAACGCACAAATCTTAAACATGCGTAGCCATTGATTATCGTAGGTGTTCTGGAAAACATGCAGCCGCTTAAAGTAAGCAGCCTTATTGTGTCATCATGCTCAATCGGCACTATGTTTTCTACGATGTCATACTTGGTCAGGAAATAATCAAACACTGGGCCGGTAATGCGAATCCATGTGCGAAAATGATTGTGTAACTCTTGGCTGCCAAGCATCCAGATAGAGCCAACAGACTCGCCTTCATTAGCCAAAGGCACAGTGCCAAACATTGCTATGGTGCTTTTGTCATTGGTCACTGCGTATGTCTCAGCACCTTGGATGCCGAGAGGTTGATGCAACGCACGCCACGGCGTTGCACCATTAATTAAACATTCACGAATGTCACTGTTACGCAGCTTATGCTGCAACTCACCAGCATGTTGAACGTCAGCTTTGACAATCGTTAATTCGTTATACTGGCCTTCACCTGTAAAGCTGCGCAAAACCATCCTGCACCTGCTTGATAAAGGCTGGGTCACGCTTTCCTTGCTGATGATATCTTGGGTCCAACATCATTGATCTAAGCTCTGCTTCATTGAGTTGAGCCGCAGACTCAACACTGCCAGCAACGCCAGTAGAGTTAATAACGCCCATTACTTTCTCAAGCACCTCAATGCCTGTGGCTGTTTCGCCAAGACGCTCTAATGCTTCAAGCTGTCCTTCATCAAAGAACTTACCAGCCCAAAGCTGCACAGCTTCGATACGAGCATCAGCATTCTCGCCTAGCTTATCTTTCTCAGCATCAAGATCTGGCAGGTGCGCATTGATTGCATTCGTGTACATCTCAATGCCTTTGGCAAACATCTCCTGACCATATCCGTTTTCAAAAGCATGCCCTGCCCACCAATCAAGCAACTCGTTACCAACAGCTTCCTGCTCATCTACTGAGTCAGGTAGTTGATAGTCACCAACAGTTGCAGGACGATCAGCCCACTTTTCCTGATGCAATTCTTCGGTAATTGTTTTGCGTAGTTCTTCTTCACCCTTGCCCAGCTTGCTTTCTAGGTTTGAGTAAGACGTAACCAAATCCTCTGGTGAGTTGAACTTCTCAGGCAACCACTCAGGACGTGCGTCTACAGGTGCTTCTGTAGTCTCGGCTACTTCCACATTATCTGCTTCATCCATTAACTTTTACCTTTTCTGCATGTTTGATACGCCGCTCAATAAGACCGACAAGATACCGCTGACCCTCCAGATGACGGAGTTCAGCGTCAGAAACATTGGCACCTGTCACGGTTTCAATCGTGATAGAGCGCAAATGTTTCAATACGGATTGACCTGTAGGGGTGGCAAACAATGAAGCAATCTCAAGAGAGATGCGATCATCCTCTGCATCGGATCGCATGAAGCCATCCAGTTTGATCTTTGGCATTAGATACCTTCTTGTGGGACTGCTGCCTGCTGCTGCATCTGTTGCATCTGCTGCATTGCTTGCGCTATCTCTTCACGCTCTGCCGAATCTCTTATCAGCATGTCAGGAACGCCAAACTTCTTAGCCAAGAATGCTGCTGCTTCCTCAGATGAAACAAGTAGGTTTACCATTTCGGGACCAAAGCGCATGCCAACCATTTCAAGGAAACGATCAACAGATGTTATGTCCTGATTAGCTTGCGCTTGGGCTAAGGGAGAAACAGAACGAACCTTAACCTCACGCCCATTGAGCGTAGGGATATCAATGCGTCCTTGCTTCTTTAGAATGTAAACAACGCGTTGCAGAACGGGCTGAATGAACTCTGCTTGGAGTCGGCCAAAAGCAGAGCCTATACGGCGGGATAGATCAGCCATCCGTTCTGCAACTTCTGTAGCTGTAGCGGGTGTTCTATTAGGGTCACCCAGCATATCATTATACAGCGCACGTTTAATGTTATTGCGCATGTCAGACAGGATAAGATTTGCCACATCAAACGAACCAGCAGCACGGATAGGCTGCAACCCGTTAGATGTTGGAGACTTTGGAATGATCGTTCCGGGAACCAGATTGATGCTGTCAGTGTTAATCACTCCATCATCGTCCATCTGGTAAATTCCAGAGATCGCCATTTGCGCATTCTCAAGGACAAGTTCGATTGTGAGGTTGGTTGTTTTGATTGCGCTAAGCGAATTAACCAGTGGGCCGCGTCCATAGACTTCCCCTGCTGCTTTCGACCAGCGGAAGCAAACAAAAGGATTTGACCCAGCACCTTCTAAAACCTCCTGATGAATAAGCTCCTTGGTTTCTTTTTCGATGACGTAAAACCCATTACGCTCGACATTTGGTTTGTCATACAGACGGCAGACAACCTCGATGATCTTCACCTTTCTATCTGGTGAGTTCATCATTCTGTCTGTAATCACAGGCGGCAAGATAGCTTTCGGGTAAGCAATAGGCAGATCTTTACAACGCAACTCACGCTCACGATAAACGTGATCGATGCGATCATCTGGCCCGTTCTCCAATACAATCTGCGGCAGTGGCACAGCGTTGAAGCGCACAGGATTAACTGCGTCACCTTCTTCAACCAGTAGGCACCCAGTGCCAACTGCCAGATCAAGGAAACTCTCATGCGCTTCCTGACCAAAGTTTGAGTTCTGTATTATCTCAAAGACATATTCGGTTACTTCATCAAGCTCATTATCAATCGACTCAGCTTGTGATTTATCTATCTCAGAGCCAGCAACAAAATCAGCCCAGCGTGCAAAGTTTGGGCAGATGCCATTCTGTAAGCGCGATGCAAATTCCTGCACGCCAACAACAGCAGTCTCGTCAAAGATACGATCATCCCTGCGCTGCCCTGCTGATGTTTTGGTAAAGCCCTCGCGCTGTGGCAGCGCATACTCGTAACACTCATCAAACAAGCTCTCAAACAAAAGCCTGTGAGAGCGTGCTTTTTCATATCGCTGTAGATAGGTTTTGGCTATGCCGTCATGCATTATTCATACTGATTGTAGTATCCGATGCCACCGCTAGAACTTGTTAGCAGTGATCGTTTGCCTACACCTTTCTTCTTACGCTGAACTGTCTCTTGTAATGCCATGTCACGATTGCGGCGTGCCTCGGCAGTTTCCTGAGCCATGCGATCTTTGCGATCCTGTTCGATAGACGGATCAGGGGCAGGCATCTTTGGTGGTTGAAATACACACATGATTCCCTCTTACTGTAATGCATTAATGCAAGACAACGCACAAAATTACATTCTTGCCCACAATCCTTGCCTGCGTTGTTTTGGTTGTCTGGTAAATACATCGTAGCTGCGCTTGGCTTGGAAGGCTTGAGACTGAGAGCCATGCCCCAATACCTGCCTGCCTTCACCCGCACCCAGCATCAAATATTGCAGTGCATCATGGATATGAGAGAAACGATTTTTATCAGGGCGGTCATCATAACGCTCCCCCGACACCTGTATGCGGCGATACTGATAGCCACCCTCAAATCCTTTAATCAACTCCTTGCATCTGCGATCAACTAAAAATCCTGGTTGTCCCTCTATCATGCGTGTGAGTGTGCTGCTTACAGACTCAAGGCGCAGAGATACATCATTGCTTGGGGCAGGGCGTGCCATCAATCCAGCACCGCGCAAGACTTGGAACGGGGTAGACTCATCAGTCTGTGCGCGGAAGTCACCAGCAGGATCACCAAAGATATTGATCTCACAGTTGGCATAACGCACTGCAATCTCTTGGCGCAGTAGTTCGGCAAAGCGAACAATGCCCATATCAAACGCCACGATCTCTTGCAGGATAAGCCACCTGCCACGCACCTTCTGCCCAAACACAGCAGCAGGGGTCAGCCCAAAGTCGATACCAATAAACACAGGCATACCATCTGCTACTGGTATTTCCTCATCAGCAACGTGCTGATCAAAGGCAAACATATTGTAGACAGGCTTGCCATCTTGGATTGAGCCAAGACGGTTCATCACATACACATCAATCCAGCTTTTGCCTTTACCTTGGATGAGGTTTGGATAATAGCTGTCCAGCATATGCTTCTGATTTTCAGCTTCATCATTCGGCTTGTATTCCTTGATGCCACCATCTTCTTCTTTGATTTCTCGCATGCCTGCTGGCTGCGTATAGAACGACCAGTTGTCAGGCTTGACCAGCATCTTGGCCTCATCCTTGTTAATGTGATCAGGGATAGGAACCTCGCCAGACATGATAGGCCACCAGTGATCTTCTTCTGGCGCATTGGTATCGGCGATAACACCTGTCCAGCTTGGCCCACCCTCACGCATAGAAGGGAAACGCCCAACACGCATAGTGCAGGCATCGATGATTGACTTAGGTATCTCCCTAGCCTCATTGATCCAAATGCCAGTAAGCTCCAGCGACAAGAGCTTCTTAACATCCTCGGGACGGTCAAGGGCTAGGAAGATTACTTCAAGGTCTAAGTCACCTTTTTTAATGTGATGCGTGTAAGGCACCGACCAGAGAAACTTGCCCCAGTCATTCTCTGGAAACCAGTCGAGCCAAGTCTTGATTGTAGTTGTTCTAAGCTGAGGGTTGGTGTTACGGATGATTGCCCATCTGCTTCTGCGCTTGCCATCCTCATTAGGCTTTTGAGCCAATGCACGGCGAAAGACCTCAACGCAACAACCCACTGACTTGCCAGAGCCAACTGGGCCGCGAATGCCTCGGAAGAATGTATCGTCCTTCATAAAGGATTTAAGTATCTCCCCATCCGGCTTGTACTTAAACTTCATTAACCTTCATGTCCTTACCGACTTTGATTAGACGCTCAACAGTCTCAGGACCGATGACAGCTATCATCTTGTCTGCCTCATAGTCGGTGCAGAACTCTCTTGGGTAATGCTTGAAGTGAACTTGCTTTACAATCTTACGCAGCACCTGCCGCTCTTCGATCTTCAAGGTGTGTAAGAAACTCATCTGTATCGCTTTGCTGTTTGAGCCGCGCCCTTGGGCTGCTTGGAAAACTGTTTGCCAGCTTTAGTGTCCTTGCGCTTCTTGGCTGTAGACGCTGCATATTGTGACGAGGACATATTCTTGATTGCTGCTGATGGCAGGTAACGCTCACCAGTTGCTTTCGGACCTTGCGTTGATGGCTTGCCAGACTTGGTGCGCCACTTCTGCTTTGTCCAATTCATCAGGCTGCGTTGTGACTTTGCCCTAGCCACGGTATCCACCACCCTTGGCTTTGTATTGTTTGGCAAGCATCTGGGCTTTACGCGCCGACCATTGACCCGGTCTGCCGCCCTTGCCACTAGCCTTGATCTTATTGAACAAGCTCTTGCGCATTGTAGGCTTGGTGTAATTACCTGCTGCGTTTACTGCCATGACAATCTCCTATGTTAAGAATGACCTGCGGCCCGGTCCTCTGGCATTCGCACTGCTTCTGCGTCTGTTCAGAGGAATCAATGATCTGCGTGTACCATCAGCAGCAGCAAGTTCTACATCAGGGGCAGGGGCGGGTTGAGAGGCAACATTGTCTGATGGTTTGTCATTGTTACCAGATGCACGTTTCGTCATAGCTGCTGCTGCATCTGCAACAGGGTCACGCCCTGTCAATGATCCACTCTCACTGCGCGATCCAGTTACATTGCCATCCTTGTCGTAAACAGGTGTGCCACCAGCCCTTAGATCACGAATGATTTTTTCAGCAAAGATATCGCTTACTGTGTCTAAGACATTGAATGCCATTGGACGAGCAATAGCTTCTATCAGTGTCTTTGGATTGTTGCGCTTATCAATGCGGTCCTGCACATTTTTAATTGCATTATTTACCACTACTGCCTTCTTGGCAGACTCGCCTCTAGGGGTGCGATTGGTTGGACCACCTCTGGTAGCTGATGCAGGTTGATTGCGTGGACGGCTTGTAGGCTGAGGACGAGAGAAATCTCTCGCCCTTGTATCTCTTGGTGAACCACGACCACGTTCTCCATAGCTTGATCGGCTAGTAGATCTTGACGATCTACCGCTGCCAGTGCTGCTAAATCCACCACCCCAATTGTCAGGCATTACTTCTTCCTACGCAGCTTGGGGTTAGACATCTGTGGCTTTTTAGCTGCGGCCTTCTTTGCTGCTGCTTTACCTTTAGCTGTGTAAGGGAATTTCTTTCCGGCTACGTTAGGCATTATTTGGCTCCTTTTTGAAAAAAATTTGTGTCTGACATTTTGTAAGAGCTAAGAAGTGATTTGTTTATCAATGGCAAACCTGCATCAAGGTATTCCTTTTGCGTTGCGTTTTTAGGCAATTTGCGCAAAGCAGATCTAGCAAATTGCATGCTGCGTTTATAATCAGCCAAGGTTTGCAAAGCATCGGCTCTACGTTGCTTGTGAGCTTGCTTTGATTTTTCTGTTGAAGCAGAAAACATCTTGGCTTTTGTCTTGGCAGCAGACGGAACCTTTGATTCCAAATCTTTTACGCCCCGTGCAATGGCTGCATTTAAGTCTGACATGCTTAATCTAATCAGACTGCTTTTACGTTGTTCAGCCATTATGCTTTGTTCCTCTTGCTAATTGCTTTGCCCTTTTTTACTGCATCCGCTTTTGAGGATGCCCCCCACGCCTGAAGGGAGAGAAGCAGGCGTGTGGGACGCCCTTTGCTGTCACGCTCTGGGCCTCTCATGTTGCCCATGCGTTGCAGAAAAGATGCGCGTCTTGGATTGTCACCGGACTTTACAGGGGCTTTGAGTTTGCCGCCTTTGTAAGAGGCGCGACCTCTGGCGTTGAGACCACCTTTGGGGTTCTTGCCTTCTTTCCTTGTCCATGCTGGTGTCTTTGGTGCCATCATGCGACTCCTGCGAGTTTTGCGATTGCATCATCAAGTAGTTCCTTGCGCTCACTATCCATTGCAGTAGCAGGGAACACAGGCTCAACATCATCATCCTCAAACCAGCGAGGACGAGGAGCAGGGCGAGTGTCCTCAACCACATCCTCTGGAGGAATTACAAACTTAATGTGTTGTGTGCCGCCTTCTTCTGGAGACTCATCATCAGGCATCAACAAACCAGCAAGTGTTCTGGCAACAGGATAAGCTGTGCCAACCATGCCTTTGCCGTCTTTAAAGTTGTCTTTTGCCTTGAGAAGCGAAGCACCAAGCAGTTGAGTAGATGATGCCTCGACACCCTGATCGATCATTGCCTCGCTGATCTCAGGGAAGTATTCCTTCAAAAACTTAGTGTTTGAAGAAAAGTCGTACTTGTCAGTAATCGTGTAACCGCCATCATCATTGCGCTGCACAGCAAACTTGCCGAGCATCATCTTGATGTCAGATGCAAAGCCTTGATCCTTAAAACTAGACGTGAAGTCCCCAGTATTAAAAAAATCATTTACTAGGTAGTCGTTCATGCCACCAGCACGCAAAGCACGCGCCTTGATGTCTTGACCTAGACGCTCGTACTTTTCGATATGGCTTTGAGTGGTTGCATCATCCTTGTAGTAATGATCTGCAACCTTGCGTAAGACAGCTAAGAACTCAGGAGATACAGAGTCGTTGTCCATTGTATCTGAGTCCATAAACTCAGGAAGAATGGAATTAAACGCAGCTTTGACAAATACGGATTGGTAATCTCTCATAGCCAGAATATGGCAATGAGAATATTAAAGCATCAACGCACAAATCTTGCGTGAACCCACAAAGCAAAAAATATTAGGATTAGCACTGGCTGTAAGAATACAAACAGCAGCAGGTTCCATGCCTCGTAAGAAATGCCAGTAAGTGATTCCAACCAGTATATGGCGTCAACACACAGCCAGAAGATGTAATCTATCGTGTCAGTCATTGCATATATGCATACGAACCTTTTGCGGCAATAATGTGACGGTTGGACCTATTGCGTGTGGCAGCGGTCACTTTTTCCCCCCACCCCCTCGCTATCATCACATGGCTAGCTAAGATCGATGGACACTTGTATATCACCAGCATGTAGATGCATGTGCTTGTCCGCAGCCTTATAGCCAGCACGATCCAGTATATCCTTTGACGCTTCAAGCTGGACATACTCAGACTTAGCACCTTGCGCTAACTTCACGACCTTAGCAGCAGCAAATGTAGCATTCAATCCAATCGTCTCACCCACTCTTTGCATCATGTACGCCTGCACATGCGGTAGCTTCAAAGCCTTGCTGGCTGTCACTCTCCCAGCGTCACCTTTCGCATAGCCTGCATCTACTGCTGCTTGAGTTATGCTACACCCAGTAGCTACGAGCGTATCAACCAGAGCTGTCTGTTTCTTTGTTAACTTGCGTGCGGTAACTTCCATAA